CCGTGTCCATCATGTACGGATCGCTGACCCTCTAAGCCTCGGCGTGCGGGGCGTTCCTCACCTGGCGTTCCTCACCTGGCGCCGCCGCTCGTTTTCACCTAGCGGGCGGCGGCGCTGCTTCAACGGAGAAAATGCATGAGAGTCGCTGTACTCGACACGGACGGCCGGCTTGTGGGAGCCCGCAACGGCGTGCCCGAACCCGGCGACATTGACGCCGGCGACCTTCCCGCGGACGGCCGGTACAGGTGGGAGGGCAAGAGCTTCGTTCCGGTCGCGGCCGGACCCGCGCTGCGCGTGGCCATGCTGCGCGCCCGCGTCACGGCAATTTTTATCGAAAGGGCACTCAGAAATGGCGCAGCATGATTACAATATTGCCAACAGCGACGGCGCGACGGTCCGGGCGGACATCAACGCGGCGCTCGAGGCGGTCGCCTCGCTCAACAGCGGCGCCACGGCGCCGAGCACGACCTTCGCACATATGCGATGGGCGGACACCGCGACCGGGCTGCTCAAGCAGCGCAACGCGGCAAACAACGCCTGGATCGTCAAGGGCACGCTTACCGACGTGATCACCGCGCTCGCATCGCAAGCGGAAGCGGAAGCCGGCACGGCGACAGACCGGCTTATGACACCGGAGCGTACGGCGCAGGCGATTGCGGCGCTTACTACATCGGTTTCACAAGCCACCCAATCCGCCATCGAGGCCGAGACTGACGAGAATACCTATGTCCCTCCCGATCTCGTCAGGCACAGCCCCGGCGTGGCCAAGGCGCACGGCTTCGTGGACCGGGATGGGGGAACGCCGTCGCTGGTCGGGACGAGCTACAACATTTCGGGCGTTACCGACGACGGCGCGGCTCAGACCATTGTCACTCTCGACACGGATATGTCGGGCGCGATCTATGCGGCCGGCGCGCAGGCCATCGGTACGAACGCGCGGTTCGCGAACGTCCATACCCTCGCCACCGGCTCGTTCAAGGTCAAAACCGTCAATGAGTCCATCGGTGATCAGGACACGCAGGACTTCGCCTGTTGGGCATTCGGAGATCAGGCATGAGGCACTTTCTGATTACAAAGAACGGCGTCGCGCGCGTGATGACCTGCCGGGACGACACGGACGGGGCCGCCGAGGTCGCGAAATGGCACCCGGACGATCAGGCGCAGGTGACGGCAATCCGCGAGATTTCGGAGGCTGATATTCCTGCCGAGGCCGACCACTACCTGCGGGATGGGTGGGAGGACGACGGCGGGAAGATCGTCGTCAACATGATCAAGGCCCGCGCGAGCTTCAACAAGGCCGTTCGGACTGCGAAACTCGCCAAGGCGCGCGAGCTTCAGCTTCGCGAGGACATCGGCGAGGACGTGACGGCGGAGCGGGCGGCGCTGACTGTGACCCCGGACCTGGCCGGCGCGGACACGCCCGCCAAGTTAAAGGCGCTGTGGCCGTCAGCCCGCTAGGAAAGCGTCGAAGCCTTGTAGATCAAACCCAGCCAAGTAGCCCCGAAGGCACTGGTTGAACGTCGCCGCCGCATCGCCGTTTGGAGCGATTGGTTGAGTAAACCCGCGACCGTCCGACGTGGCGACCTTGATCTGCCCGGCCCCGTCTTCGGTGTCGATTTGAATCGTGATCTGATAAAGCATAGCCCATCCTCCCCAATGTCACACCGTGATTATACATTATAACCACGCCGGGCTAAACTAAGTTTTTGACAGTTCGCATCGTTCGTGTGTATCGTGCCGTACGTATCGCACACGGGATGATCGCATGTCGTTTGTTCAAGCCATCACCACCTTCACCATCGGCGAGGCCGCGATCGTTATCCTGATCTGCGTCCTGCTGGTGAAGGTGGGGCGTAAATGAAGTCGGACATTGATTGGGATCGTCTTTGCAACGCGCCGGGAATCATCTTCTTTCAACGGTGGTTTATCGGGGTCGGCACCGTCGTCTCCGCGGCCGCCCTTCTCGCGACTTGCACCGTGTTTATCGACATGCGCGACGCAACGAAAGACCTGACCAAGGCGTCGGCGCGCATCGAGGCGAGCATAGGCGACCACGAAAGCCGGCTGCGATCATTGGAGGGCAGTCGGGATACATATCGGGACACAACCCGCGCGCCGGAGCTTAAGAAATGATCAGTTTCAAGCCGGGCGTCGACGTCGCCGGGATCCGCCCGGAGATCATGCTGGCGCTGTTGGTCGCGCAGGGCGCCTACGCTCCGTATGACGTTATCGTGACCAGCGTGCGCGACGGCAAGCACAGCCTCACCTCCCTGCACTACGCGGGTCAGGCGGTCGACCTACGGACCCGGCACGTTCCCGACGATCAGCACCAGGCGATCCGCGACCGTCTCGGCGATGCGCTGACGATCGATTACGACGTGCTGCTCGAGGCGGATCATATCCACGTCGAGTACCAGCCGCGGCGGCGCACCCCGTGACCGTCAGGCTGCGCGCAATTCGCAAGCTGGTGGTGGCGCTCGTCGGCGTCGGGGCGATCCTGGCGCACCGGTATCTCGACGTCGACCTTACGGGGCTGGAGCCCGCCATCGTCGACGCGGTTCTCGCCGGGCTCACCGTGGCCGGCGTCTACGGCATTCCCAACAACCCCGAGGTTTGACCATGTTCCGCAACGCAATCGCCGCCGTCCTGCTGCTGATCGTCTCGTCGTGCGCCAGCTTCGAAGCGGAGACGCCCGGTCAGAAAATCTACGCGATTCAGGGCGAGTTCAACACTTACATGGTCGCGGCGCTCAAGTACACGACGCTCCCCACCTGTCTCGGATCGACGGTCGTCGGCTGTTACGACCCGAAGGTCAAGGACAGTATCGTGCGGCTGGCGCGCGACACGCGCGGGGCGATTGCCACGGCGCGCATGTATCTCGACGCACCGACGGCCGGCTCGTACGTCGCGCTCGCGGGGACGGCGCTTAACAAGCTCGCCGTCTACATGGCGAGTAAGGAGATACGACCATGAGCCCGAGTAGCGCGCTGCTGATCATTCGGTTGATCGATCTCCTCGCGCTCGGGATGACTGTCGCCCCGGAGATCATGGCGCGATACAGCGCGCTGCGTGACAAGGTGCGCCAGATGGTCGAGGAGGGCCGCGACCCGACGCCCGAGGAGTGGGCTGCGATGGACGCGGAGACGTCGGACCTGCTCGGCAAGCTGGCGGGCTAGACCGCCCCCATTGGTGTCCGCATAGCGCGCGGCGATCCCGCCGTACCCCAAGACATGAAATCCGCCCGGCAGTCCTGATCGCAGGCTGCGCGCCTTACTTTTGGGACGGCTTGCAACGCGTCGTCGTGCGTCGGGTACGGGCCGGCGATCAGGAACTTTTTAGTCCCATCGATCGCGGAGACGTAGAAGTGAGCGGCGGGGCTCATTGGATATCTCGCCACTCGGTGATGCCGCGCGCCTCGTGGCCGTGCCGCTTGCAACCGTCGCAAAAGGCTGTCCAGTACATGCCGCGATGATCGGCCATATCGGCAAATTTTGCAGGCTTACCGCCAAGCCATTTTGCAGGCTTGCCGCATTCGTGGTTGAACGTTCCTGCCTCAGCATTAGTGCATTTACGTGCCATCGTTCCGTCTCCTGTGTGCGCGTTGCGTCCGTCGTTGATCCGAATATACGCATTGCGCCCTAGGGCGTCAAGCCCTAATCCAATAATTTTGTTGCCTCCGATATATACCAAGAGTAGTTAACATTTTCCCAACGAAAATCAGACGCGCGGTTGCAAACCGTGACCGTCCATCCGGCGCATATCTGCATCCGGCGTTCGGCATGCGTGCTTTTGTTTTTCGTGTGAACGTCGGGATTCCAAACGGTGTTGTCGGTCGCCCTGTACAACGCGTCCGACACGCTCGCGCCTTTCTTGTAGTGACCAACCGTGCAGCCGGCCGGCGGCGGGCTCACCTTGACCAGCGGCGCGCCGTCCGTGCTCACGTAATAGCGGGTGGTCGCCTGCACCTGGCGATCGCCGTGCATGAGGTGCGAGCCGCGCGGCGCCTTGGCGCGCAGCATGAAGTCGAACGGATCGTCGGCCCGCTCCATCATATACACCTCGACGCCGGGCACAGCGCCCGTCAGGACCGCCTCCGCTGCCTTGGGCACCACGAGCGCGCTTGTGTCCTGGTGCCAGCCGAGCGGGTTGCGGTCGCCCGGGAGCGCCGTCTCGTATGCGCCCTTGCGCTTCACCTTGCCCGCCTCGCTGACGGCGAGATAGTTGTTCACGTCGCGGATATACATATGGGCATAGCGGGACTCCTCGAGCGCCATGCCGGTTACGCCCTGCCACCAGTCGCCGGCGTCCTTCACGAGCCACTCGAAACGCCGCGGGACGCGCACGGTGAGCCCGTCCGTATTGATCTGGATCATTTGCAGCCCGGGCACCGTGGCCATGAGCCGCTCGGCCAGCATGCAGAGGAGAAGCTGCCCGTTGACGGTAATCGCCATCGTGTATTGGGAGTCGTAGAACGGGCTATAGGGATTGTTGCTATCGCCATAGACGCCGTTCAACGCGAGCTTGAGCATGGCGTTTTCGGGCGTCCCCTTCGGATAGCCACGCCGCTGATTCATGACGTCGGTATAAATATCGCAAAAGAGCTCGCCCAGGTGCGCCGGGTACAGGCGGTTGGCGATGGCGATCGACGGGTAATAGCTGGTGACGTCGAGATCGATGATCGCGTGCTCGTCGTCGGCGCGTACGTGCTGGCGCGCAACGGACCCGTGGATCCCGCCGGTCCCGAAGTCGAACCGGAAGCCATCCACCTCGCACGAAACGTCCGTAATTGCGCCCTTCGTCGTCGTGATCACCTGCTCGCGGAACCACGACCATATGCGAATGAACTCGGGATGGGCGAAGCGGATCGTCGGCAGGATGATGTCGGCGAGCCTGATCTCGCCGCGGTACGTCTGCACGGGGCGCCGCGGCTGGCCCGCGTAGCAGCTTCCCGGGCGCGCCTCCTCGAGCCGCATGACGAAATAATCCTTGCCGATCTTCGTATCGTTGTGGTTCAGGAAGTCGCGCCCGTACCTGGCGGACAGGGCGCGCCGAAATTCGATCTGCTCGCGGCTGTGATTGTAAAACGCCTTCGTCTCGGTGACGTCGTGCATGTTGTAGGCGCGCAGCGTCTCGACCTGCTCGCGCGTCAGCCACTTGCCCGGTTCGAACGGCAAGTCCTCTACGGACGGCGAGCGCATGTTGAACTGCAGCGCCTTCAAGCTGGTGGCGCGCGCCACGTTATTGAAGTGATGAATCAGGAAAAGGTCGATCTGCGGGATCCACCTGTCCGACTCCCATATCGTATGGGCGAACCGGTCGCCGTCCCCGCTTATGATCGCCATCGCCTTTTCGTACAGCGTGTAAGGCGTCGCCGCGGCGGGGTTGCTCAACAGCAGATGGACGACGGGATAATCGAAACCGATATTGTTGAAACCGATCATCTCGACGCGGTTCTGCGCCAGGTGGTGAAGCCACGCGAGCAGCGCCGGCCGGTCGTCCCGGTACTCGGAAAATTCCCAGCACGCGGCGACGTCGGTATCGCAGCCGACGGCGCTCAACGTAAAGACGTTGGGGTACGTCTCGATATCGTAGATGATGGGCATAGGGTGTGGCAGTCGCTAACGGAACGTCGCGGAAAGCCGCGGAGTCCGAAATTGCCACACCGGGCGGTAAGTGCTTGAAGTTACGGGAAAATTGTACCCCGCCCCTGGGCACCACCCTATCACCAGCAGCGTTGATTTCATTGCGTTATTTCCGCTCATTTGCCACACCTTCGCGCACCGGGGCGTCGGGTGTGGCAGTTTCGTTCGGGGTTTGTCTCAGAAGATAGAGGTATCGAGTCTCCAGTAAGGCGACGCGCCGCTCGATCGCCTCTAGACGATCCTCGCGGAATGTTCTTTCGATCCGATTCAAAATCTCGACGTTCATCGACACGCCGTGCCCCTTCGCGGCTTTTTCGATTTGCGCGCGCACCGACTCGGGCATCCGCAAAGGAAGTTGAGCGCGACCTGATTTCGTCCTTCGGGTTGGCATCTTATCCCGTCCTCTCCGTATCCGTGGTGCCCGCCAGGAACCGCACACCCTCCGCGGTCATGCGGTCGCGGTTGGCTTTCTTCGCGTAGTGCGCTGCCATCTTGGCCGACGTCCAGCCGAACAGCGCCATCATCTGATATTCGGTCGCGCCGCGCTCGGCGCAGCGGTTGGCGCCGGCCTTGCGCAGCCCGTGCGCCGAGCACTGCGGCAAGCGCGCCTGATCGCACCACTTGCGCATCCTGTTGCCTAGCCCCGCCACGGTGAACGGCTTGCCGAACGTCGTCACAAGGTAGGCAAGGTGCCCGCTCGGCGTCGCGTCGATCGAGCGGCGCAGGTCGGGCAGGATCGGGATGCGGCGATGCTTGGGCGCGCGGTTGCGCCCCTTGTGCTCGGTGAACACGAGCGCGCCGTTCCGTTCCATCTGCGGCCCGAGACGGTGCGCATCGGAGCGCCGGACGCCAGTGTACAGGAACAGGTCGAGCGCCAGGCGCGCCATCGTGCCGACCGGGTGACGCTCCTCGTACTGCTGTATTTCCGCTTCCGACCATTCGTGAAAGCCGTCGGGATTGTTGCCGCTCAGATAGGACACCTTGAGCGCCGGGTTGTCTTCGACGAGCTCCTGCTCCAGCGCCCATTTGTAAAGCTGCCTGATCGCCTTGATCATCCCGTTCGCCGCCTCGGGCGTATCGGCCCGGTCGTCGCGCAGCTTGCGGACGTGGCGCGGCAGCAGCGCCTTGTATGCGCCCGTCCCGATGCGCGCGCACACGCGATCGAGGATGGCGCGGCGCACGGTGCGCGTCGATTTGTCGAGCCGGGTAAAGGCGGGCGCCTGATAGTATTGCTGACACAAGCCGGTCAGGGAGTCCGCGGCGGCGCGTGGTGCGCGGGGCACGGCGGCAACCGTGGCCATCACCTCGCCTGCCAGGATGCGCCGGTGCTCCTCGACAAATTCACGGGTGCCCGGTTCCGCGGTGAGCCGGCCGATACGCTGCCCGGCGACGCGCACGTAATAGCGCACGCCGCCATGACGTGTACGATTGCGCTCAACGTACTTTAGGTTGACGCTGCCCGTGCCGTCGGTGAGATCAAAGCGCATGGGGTGTGTCGCTACTCCGTGAGTGCGAACCGTTGAGGGGAGTCGGGCATACGACCGCAGGCCTTGTCGGCAACATGGCCATGGCCCTCACTCCCCTCAACGATCTTGTCGTACGTCGCCTGCATGTCGGCGTCGAACGCATCCAATATATCGGCGGGCACACGTGGCCTAGTCCTATCGGACATCTCTTGAACGGCCCGCCGCCACGCAACCCAAAGGTCGCGCAGAAACTGTTTTTCCATGTATCGCTGCGCCCGCCTGTGGATATGACCGTCCGACATGAACTCAGCGGCGCGCGCCTTGGGTATCTTCGCGGACGGCGCGACAGTGAGCCCCGCCGCTTCGGCCTGCTGGCGCTCGTAATCCTTGCGCGCCAGGTAAATTTCACGATACGGCCCTTGCGCCTTGAGCATGGAGTCGCCAATCGTCCACATGCGGGATCGGCGCTGGCGGTTATACCCGTGCTCGATCCACGCAGCGGCAGGTGCGTTCTTTGACAGTCCGCCTTGCCGCACGTCGCCGACGACGGCCACGCCCATGCGCTTCCACAGGTGGCCTTTCTTCGGGTAGTTGCTCAGGTCTCCAGCCTCACCGACGATCACGGCGAGCGACCGCGCGCCGCAACCCCTCGTATCCTTGGCCCAAGCGTCCCACACGGGAAGCTGCTTAGCGAGCCGTTCCATTTCCTTCGCGGCGGCTTTCTCGACCGCATCGAACGGGGCGCGAGCGGCAAGCGACGCGGCGATCACGGGCGCCCATTCGTCCGTCGGGTTCGTGACCAGCGCCTTTGCCTCCTCTGCAATGCGCTTGCGCTCGGCGTCGGGGAGTGACCGCGACCAACCGAGTTGTATCCGCAGGAAGGACAGCAGGGACAAGTCTGCGCGCTTGCGCTGTTCCATCGCATAGTTGCGGGTGCGATGGTGGTAACGGATTTCTTCGATCATCGGTCAGTCTCCTAAAGGGCGGGGCATCAAGATCATGGCCTTATCGGCAGTAAACCACTGGCCCCTAATTACATGCTGCTCGTATACGTTCCGGGCGCGGCGCGAAGCGGCTTGTCGTAACCGATCGGGCTCGCCTCCGAACTCGCCGAGTCGATCATTTGATTCGCAAGGTCCGGGCGGATAACGTCGCGCACCTTGGCGTCTTTCGGAATGTGCGCCTGCTTGTCCACATGGGATTTGATCGTGTGCAACAGATGATGTTGCCGCGACGTTATCCACGCGGTGCGCCCCGTGGTCGCGATCAACCGGGGAAGCGCGTCGACCGGAATATCGCCCAAAACAAGCCCGGCGCCGCCTGCGATGCTGATCTTGAACGTATCGAGCACCGACTGCGCCGCCGCCGCGCGCGCCGTGCGCGCAGCGTTACGGGCGGCAACGGACGGTTCGCGAGGGGCGGGCAGGCGTCCACTGGCCTTGGCGGCACTGGCGCTTTGGTCCGCCTCCTCGCGATAGGGTTGCCGGGTGAGGGGCAGTGAGCAGCAGGCCTTATCAGCAACGTTCAACCGGTCCTTCTCACCCGACAATTCGATTAACTCATATGCGCGCTGTACCGTTCCGCCGTTGGCGAGGTACTTCGCAAGCGCAATAAGAAACTCGTTTTCCAGCGGGCTCACACCCGCGCGTATAAATGCGTCACGCATTGCTCATCTCCTCTGTACCCGCCTTATATACACCGTTCGTCCTAGGGCGTCAAGCCCTAACCGAGCATGGCGTCTATTTGGTCCGCGCCCGTGTCGCCGCCCCGTTGCGGCAGGTTGTCGAACGCCATGTCGAGCGCCTGACGATCCCATATCGTGCGCCGCCCTACAATGCGCGGCTCGGGCATCCGACCGTCCGTCACCATCGCATCGAAAACCGTCGTGCCGACGCCGACATAGTGCGCCGCCTGCTCGCGCGTCAGCCCGCGCGGTTCGATGGGATGATGGTGACGGACGGTCGTCATGGCGCTGCCTACTGCGTCGGGCCGGGGCCGTTCAGGATCTGCGGGTACGGCGCCGGCATCGGGGCCGCTGTAGCGCCCGGCTGACCGTTACCAGGATATGCAGTCGGTTGCGCCTGATATCCCGCAGGCGCCCCGGGCGTCGGGGCCGGGGCAGTCGCGGCGGGTGCAACTGGCGGCTGGTAGGGCGGTGGCATACCGGGCGCGGTAGCGGCGGGATAGCCGGGCTGACCACCCGCCGGCTGCATAGGGGACGCCGGCATGGGACCGGACGCGACGGGCGTCGGGCTCGCGCCGGGCGGAAGGGCGGCGGGCTGGCCGAACGCCTGCTCGGGACTCGGCCCCGTGCTGATCGCCTCGCCGTAGCCGACGACCTGCACCATTTCGTGCGAGACGTAGACGCCGGGCTTCTGCAGATCATCGTTCCCGCGGACGTTGATGAACGCGCGGATATAGTCGCCGCGCTTGATCTGCGAGGCATCCGTGATCTGCTGGTTTTGCGCGTTGAAGATGCGCGGCGCGAAGCCCGACGACATGCGGATGATGTAGTGGCCCTTGCAGTAGTCCGGGTACGGCTTGCCTTCCTGATTTGTGCCGTCCCCGTCGACGACCTTCCACGCGAAATTGGGCTGCTGCCACTGCCCGGCGGGAAAGTCACGCTGGCCGACGGCGACGATCTGTCCCCATATTTCGTTCCATGCCGGATCGTTCTTGGGGATCGCCAGTCCGACGAACCATGTCGTCTTGGGCTTGCCGGCCTTGTCGAATTTCGGCCGGCCCTGCGCGTCCTTGTCGGACCCGTTGAACGCGTCGCCCATGACGAAGCGCCCGACGGGCGTTGTTACCTTGATTGCTTCCTGTGCCATTTTACACCTGTGGTTAGTGGGTTAGGCGGGAGTGCCAAACACCTCTGCTGCCTTGGCCGACGCGTCGCGCTCGACCAGTTTGCGACCCGTCTCCGGAGTCGTGGTGAACATCTTGACGATGGTTTTGTCCGCGCCGAGTTTCTCCGCGGCGGCGGGCGTGACGGGCGCGAGCGTGCGAAGCGTCAACCCGGTGAGCGCCTCGAGCGCGGCGACATCATCCGGGTTCGCCCATCTGCGCCGCCCCATCGCGCGCTCGAGCGACCAGCCGGGCACGACCTGCCCGCCGTCGATAAGCGACGTCGCGTACGCCTCGGTCGCGTCGAGGCGCAGCTTGATCGCGTCGGCCGCGCGACGGAGCGTACGGAGTTCGCCCGCCGTATCCACCGGGCTCAACGCCTGCGGCATCGCCTTGTACGCGACGTCGACGCCGTTGAGCGCCGCACGCCGCGCCGCCTCGCATACGGCCAGGGCGCGGCAATACTGGCAGTGCGGGCCGCTGGCGACCTGCGCCGCCGGGTTCTGCGTCTCGGCGGCGGCGTCCTGCAGGCGCTGCGATAGCGTCCACGCGGAGTCCCGGTCGATCGTCCACGAGCGCGCGCGCCCGTCGGGATGGAAGGGACGCGGCTGCACGATCGTCACGGTCACGTCGTGCAGTTGCCACTCGTGCTTTATGAACAGCCCGATCGCGTAGCAGGCGACCTGCCAGTTGCCGAGCACCTCGACGATCCCATAGCCGTACTTGAAGTCCCAAACAAACCCGTGGCCATCCGGCGACACGTATCGCGCGTCCGGCGTGCCCGGTTCGATGGACGGGAGAACCGACAACATCTGCTCGATCACGGGGGCGGGCGTGACCTGGCGAACCGTGTCGATATACATCTGCGTATGCTCGACCATTTCGCCGGTGACGATCACGCCGTTGGGCGCCTTGCGATCGGTAAGTTCCTCGATCGCGCAGTGTCCGCCGAGCACTTGGGCGGCTACCCAATGCGCGGCGGTTCCTTCCTTGGCGTCCTCACTCTCATCGTCGGGAAAGGGCGCTTCCATCCGTGGGGAGGCGGAACACGGTATCCACCTCCCCGCATTGCTCGGGCGCGGCAGCATTACAGCAGCGCGAGCTTGGCGTACGCGGCGTCAATCGCGTTCTGATCGACTCTCAGTTCCTCGACGTTCGCGACGCCGCACTCCTGAAAGAACGTCGGGATATGCAGCGGCGTCAGGGCTCCCGCCTTCAGCTTGTCGGTCATCATCCCGACGATTGTTTCGTACGTGATGATCGTCGGGGCGGACGCCGGCGGCGCACCGTTCGGAACGGCTACCGGCGGGTTGACGAACGTGCCGTCGGGGTTGCGCTGTGCGAACGCCGGGATCGCGAGCGGATCGTCGCCGGCGTCGCTGGTCGGAACGGCGGGCATCGCCGGGGCGCTCGGCTGCGGCTTGATTTCCGCCTCGACCGCCTTGATCTGGTCTTCCGGCGTGTTGCGCTTGTAGCGCCACGTTCCGTTGGCGTTCTTGGCGCGACTGCCCGCATGGATACGGCCATCCCAAGGATAGCCGCGCGAGTCGAGATCGCCGACCGGCTGCTGCGCCATCGGCTGCGGGGCGTTGTCGTTCGCCTGGACGGACTGCTGCGGAGCGGGCGCCGGCATGGCCAGCGTGACCGTCTCACCGTCGAGAATGTTGTTCAGGTATGCGGCGATTTCGGCCGGATCGTCCGTCGCAACCGTGAGCGTATATTTCATGTGTGTTCCCCTTGTTCGGTAAAATCGAAGGGGACAACACGTCCCCTGTTGACAAGGGACGTTCTTAACGCTTATTGTTTACCTTGTCAACAGGGGACAATCATGTATGTACGACGCGCACAACACGTACTAAGCGACTCGAAAAATCCGCACCGCCTTGATCTTTCTTTTTTTTACGGTGCGTTCACGCCCGGTTTTTTTGTCGTGAACCGTCACCGTTTTCCAGTCGCCAAATATTTTTTCGGCCTTGAACTGCGCCCCGTGAGTGCGGGCGTAGCCGCGCATACGAATGAGCGCAAGGTTCGCCTCCCGTTCGCCTTCGATCTCCAGAACGTCGCTTTGCGCGCCCGGCTTCGCGGGGCGCATGTCGCCGAACGGGTATTTGGTGCGGCCGCGCTGCGTGTCGGCGTCGATATCCTTCGGCATGGTCGCTTTGCTGATTTCGTAAAAAGGCATCGTGTTATCTCCTATAGCCGTTATTGGCGATACGGAAATTAGCAACGTCCGCAACCGTTTGCAAGGATTATACCGTGACCAAAATATGTCAAAAATACGAACTGCAAGCGGTCGTTAACTATCGTAAACGACCCGCAACAGTTGTCGGCCGCTGTTATGTGTCGAACGAATGGCTATACGACTTGCGCCTTCCGAGCGGCAAGATCGTGCAGTACGTGCCCGAGCGCATGGTGACGGCGTGAGCACCATCGCCACCAAGGTCGGGGAGACGACCGTATTCAACGGGGATTGCCTCGACGTCATGGCCACGCTGGCGGCGCTCGGGACGCGCGTCGACTCGATCGTGACGGACCCGCCGTACCACCTGAGCACGGTCAAGCGGTACGGCTCCACAAACATGACGCAGCCGGCCGACAAGGATTTATCGAAGGTCAACGCAGGGCAATACAAGCGACTGGCCAAGGGCTTCATGGGGAAGGAATGGGACGGCGGCGACATCGCGTTCCAGGTTGAGACGTGGCGCCGGTGCTGGTCGCTGCTCAAACCGGGCGGCTACCTGCTCGCGTTCAGCGGGAGCAGGACGTATCACCGCATGGCATGCGCGATCGAGGACGCCGGGTTTGAAATCCGCGACCAACTCATGTGGCTGTACGGGACGGGGTTCCCCAAGAGCCACGACGTGAGCAAGGCGATCGACAAGGCGGCGGGTGCGGAGCGGGAGGTTGTGGGTACGTATCAGTCGCCGGAAGGGACGTCGGGGAAAAGCAACCATCAACCGCGCATCGGGACGTCGACTCGCATCGGTGGGCTACCTGAGCTCACCGCCCCCGCCACGGGCGCCGCGCGTCAATGGGACGGATGGGGCACCGCGCTAAAGCCCGCGCACGAGCCGATCGTCATGGCGCGCAAGCCGCTCGACGGCACGGTCGCGGCGAACGTGCTGCAGCATGGCGTCGGCGCGATCAATATCGACGCGTGTCGGGTGGGGACGGACAGCATCGTCACTACGGGGCGTAGTGACGAGAAACACGTCAAGTCGAACAGTCTCGGCGCATCGTGGTCCGGCGTTGTTGATGCGACGCCTAGAGTCGGCCGTTTCCCCGCGAACGTCATGCACGACGGGAGCGCGGAGGTGCTCGAGGCGTTCGCGGCGTACGCTACGCCACGTAAAAAGGCCCGTGTGCTCATTGAACATGATGACGGGCGAACCGAATGGAAGGTTGCGGACGAGGTTGAAAAACTCGTCGAGAAAATGGCTCCATCCGACGGCCTGCAAAATACCGCCGCACGCTTCTTCTACAGCGCCAAGGCGTCCGCCAAGGACCGCGCCGGCTCCAAGCATCCCACCGTAAAGCCCGTCTCGCTGATCGAATACTACGCAACGATGGTGACGCCGCCCGGCGGGCTGGTGCTCGACCCGTTCGCCGGGAGCGGGACGCTCGGCACGGCCTGGCCGCACTCGATCCTGATCGAGCGTGAACCGGAATACTACGCGGACATATTGAACCGCCTGAGCGGCAATCCCGCCCCGCCCCGCCCCGCGGGACGAAAGATTTACGGCGTCTTTGCGGACGAAAAGCAGCCTAGGGAGTGATGGACATGCCTAAACGCATCCTTGCGACGCGCGACGAGCGCCATTTGCAGGCGGACACCGAGTCCGAGATCGACGAGGCGATCGAGCACTACCGGGCGCAGGGCTGGCGCGTGCTGACGCGCGGTCGGCAACCCGGCGGGGAGTACACCGCGACGCTGGAGGCGAGCCATGCGTAAACCCGACCTGATCATCGGCGACAACTATCTGCGGCGCTGGCACCTCATACCGCGCAACAAGTGGTTCAACGTCTATCTGCACAACATACGCAAGAGCGACGACGACCGGGCGATGCACGATCATCCGTACTGGAACGTCTCGATCATCCTGCGCGGCTGGTATATCGAGCACGTCCCGGGCGCCAGGCACGTATGCAAGGCGGGCAGCATCATCGTTCGCCCGGCGACCGCATTGCATCGGCTCGAGGTGCCGCTCAACGGTTCCGCCTGGTCGCTGTTCATCACCGGCCGGCGCGTGCGGACGTGGGGCTTTCAGTGCCCGCAGGGCTGGCGCCCGTACTTCAAGTTCGTGGATCCGAACAACCCGGGACAGCCGGGCGCGGGGTGCGGCGAGCCGTGACGCTGCGTCCCTATCAGGTTCAAGCCTCCGTCGACATTGACGCCGCATGGGCAGCGGGCGCGCGCGACGTGCTGCTCGTCATGCCGACGGGCGCCGGAAAGACGGTGAGCTTCGCCGACAAGCTGCGCAACCACGTCGGCGCGGGCGTGGCCATCGCGCATCGGCAGGAGCTCGTCGGGCAGATAAGCCTCGCACTCGCGCGAACGGGGATGCGTCACCGGATCATCGGCCCGCGCAACGTGATCAAGCTGATCCTCGAGCAGCAGCGCGACGAGTTGCGCACCACCTTTTACGACCCGAACGCTGCTATCGCCGTGGCCGGCGTCGACACGATGATACGCCGCGCCGACGCGCTGGAGTCGTGGCGACGCCAGGTAACGCTATGGGTGCAGGACGAGGCGCACCACGTACTGCGCGCCAACAAATGGGGCGCGTCGCGGCGCATGTTCCCCAACGCCAGGGGACTCGGCGTGACGGCCACGCCGGAACGGGCCGACGGGCGCGGGCTCGGGCGCGACGCCGAGGGTGTCTTTGATGCCATCGTGTGTGGCCCGTCCATGCGCGACCTGATAACGGAGGGATACCTTGCGGAATATCGAATCTTTGCGCCGCCGAGCGATCTCGACCTTACGCCGGTGCGGACAAGTGCTGACGGCGATTTTAACCGCGACGATCTGCGCGGCGCTGTTCGGCGTTCTCATATTGTTGGTGACGTTGTTAGCCACTATCTGCGGATCGCGCCCGGCAAACTTGGTATCACATTCACCACGGACGTTGAGACGGCCGGCGAGATAGCCGCGCAATACAACGCGGCGGGCGTGCCGGCGGCAATGGTCTCGGCCAAGACGCCGGACGCCGAGCGCAACCGCACGATCGCGGCGTTCCGTGCGCGCGGGCTGCTGCAACTGGTCAACGTCGATCTGTTCGGTGAGGGGTTCGACGTGCCGGGCGTCGAGGTGGTCAGCATGGCGCGCCCGACGCAATCCTTCGCCGTCTATGCGCAGCAGTTCGGCCGCGCGCTCCGTCCGCTCCCCGGCAAGTCGGCCGGCATCATTATCGATCACGTCGGCAACGTGCAGCGCCATCGTCTCCCCGACGCGCCGCGTACATGGAGTCTTATGAGTCGTGAGCGTTCTATACGCGCACGTATAGACCCTGACGCCGTGCCTGTAACAACGTGTACGAATTGTTTTCGCGTTTACGAAGCGTTAACCAACACCTGTCCATTCTGCGGGTGCCGTCCTGAACCGGTGGGCCGACAGAAGCCCGAACAGGTCGACGGCGATCTGCATGAATTAGATCCCGATGCGCTCGCCGCGCTACGGGGCGCAATCGACCGTATAGACGGTCCTGTACGGGTGCCCGAGCACCTGGCGGGGCCGGCTGCGAAGACGCTTGCCAATCATTGGCGCGAGCGTCAGGAGGCACAGCACGCCCTGCGGCAGACCATCGCACAATGGGCGGGATATCGGCGAGCGGAGGGAATGAGCGACTCCGAAATAATGCGACGTTTTTACTGGCGGTTCGGCACGGACATCATGTCCGCGCAGGCGCTCGGTCGCGCCGACGCCGAGACTCTTACGGCTCAAGTGTACGATCACATAGCGAGTGGGGCAGGCAATGAACACTGAAACACAGGCATACGAGAAGCTCAAGCAACTGGCCGCTCTTTCCGGCTGGAAATCGGCGCTCGAGGCGCTCGAGACGATCATAAAGGTCGACGTGCATCTGGCGAGCGGAGGCAAACGCCAGTGACTCAAACGTCAGATAAAGAAAGGAACCGACCAATGAGCGTAACTATAGAAACGATGGAAAACGAGTTGGGCAGGCGGCGGCAAAGACTCGCCATGTCACAAGAGGCTTATAACCACACGAACGAACAGTTAAATCAGTACGCTGCCAATATTAAGGAACATCACTCCGCTATCCGCGAACTCGAAAATGCAATGCGTTATTTAAAAATGAACAATCTATGACGATCATCTACAAGCCGCTCGCCAGGATCAACACGCTTCGGAGCGCGGCCCGCGACGCGTTCCAACTGACCGACCGGGAGTTCGTCAACAGCACCCGACCGGCGGCAGTCATGGCGCGCGCTGCGTTCGTGTGGACCGCAAAAAACGGGTTGAAGCGTGACCATTCCTATCTGTCGCGGGAGCTACAACTCGACCGCAAGACGATCATCACGGCGTCGCGTCGTGGCGCCGGGCTACGTCTGACCGACCCGGATTTTGCAGCCGTGACAGACGAACTGTTGAGGCTGTGCGATGCCGGGTGAGTCCACGCTGCAAAGCGCCGTACGTGCCGAAGCGGCGCGGCTCGGCGTCTACCTGTGGCGCAATAACTCAGGCGTGCTGCCCGACAAGCGGGGCGTGCCGGTGCGGTTCGGGCTCGGCAACGATAGCCAGCGCATCAATGCCGTGCTCAAGAGCTCCGACCTGATCGGCATCACGCCGGGCGGACGGTTCGTGGCGATCGAGTGCAAGGCGCCGGGATGGATCGGTGTGCGCACCGACAGAGAGAGGGCGCAAGAGGCGTTTATAGACCTCGTACGCGCGCAGGGCGGTATCGCAGGGTTTGTAACCAGCTTGGAGGATTTACGATGTCTTTTGCAATCATAGGGGACGTTATCGAATTTGACGGCCACGCGGTCGCCGATTTTCGACGCGACGTCTTTCCGACGGTGCGTGCGACCGTAGTGAACGTGATCACGGATATAATCGATCCGGACGATGACTCGCTGCATGAAAATTGCGACGGGGAGATCGCGGAACTCAAAAAGCAGATCGACGACCTCGAGGAGGATCGCGCTCGACTCGAAACCAAGTTGGACGAGGCTCTTACACAGCGCGACGCGTACGCCGCGCTGCTGGGGGTGAAGTGATGCGCCTGACAGCGGAGCAGCGCCATGCGCAGATCGTCGCCGCGGCGCACGGCCTGTCCGCAGAGGGCGGGTTGTACGAGTGGACGCTCGACGACGTGGCGACGATGGTAGGGTGCTCGCGCAGCGCGGTGCGCCATTATTTTACCAGTGCCAAGGCGCTCCGCGACCGCGTGATTACCGACGCGATCGAACGGCGCGACCTGGACATCTGCGTACAGGCGCTCGCCAAGTACGACCCGCTCAGGGAGAACATGACGCCGCACCTCAAGCGGGCGGCAGCGGCGCACCTGGCGACATGAGACGCAGCAAGCGCAGAGCACGCCGGGTGCGATCGTGCTTCTGGTGCGAGCGCCATCTTGAGGGGTCGGAAAGCGGATCGAGCGTCGCGTTCACCCGCGATCACGTCGTACCGCGGTCACAGGGGGGCACGAGCACCGTCCCATGCTGCAGGGCGTGCAACAACCTCAAGGGCGACATGCTGCCCGACGAGTGGCGCGCCTATATGCGAGCCAACCCGGAGTGGTGGAAGCTCTACAAGAGGCGCCTGCGCTCGCCGGCGGAACTGCGTAACGGGGTGCCCAAGCTGTGAGCCGACCGCACGCCTGGGTTTATCACACGGCGGCGTGGTTGAAGATGCGGGCCGAACAGTTGCGCAAGGAACCGCTGTGTCGGTACTGCGGCGCGATGGGGTGGACCGTACCGGCGACGACCGTCGATCACGTTACGCCTCATAAGGGCGACAGGAATCTAGCGTTCGATGCGGACAACCTGCAATCTTTGTGCAAGGATTGTCACGATCGACACGCGCAGGCGAAGGACAAGGGGCAACCGGTGGCAGGGTGCGACGCGGACGGATACCCGCTGGATCCGGGGCATAAGTGGAGCAGCGATGCGTAAAGTTCCTCGCATTTGGTACAACGAAAACGACCCGAACGCCGCGAACTGGCTGCGCGTGCTGATCGCGTGCGGGCACATAGCGCCGGGCGTCGTGGATGAACGGAGCATTGAAGATGTACGACCAAGCGACCTTGCCGGATTTATCCAATGCCATTTCTTCGCCGGGATCGGAGGATGGCCCCTCTCCCTGCGGCTCGCCGGATGGCCCGACGACAAGCCCGTATGGACGGGGAGTTGTCCGTGTCAACCTTTCAGCGGCGCAGGCGCTCGCCGTGGGACTGATGACGCGCGGCACCTATGGCCACACTGGCGATGGCTCGTCTCGCAGTGCGACCCTCCAGTCGTCTTTGGAGAGCAGGTTGCGAGCGCGGATGGGCGCAAATGGCTCGCCGGAGTACGTGCTGACCTGGAAGCACTGGGATATGGAGTCGGGGCCGCCGATCTGTGCGCTGCGGGCGCGGGCGCCCCGCATATCAGACAGCGCCTATGGTGGGTGGCCGACTCCATGCGGACAGGACGGGCCGAAGGGCGGACCGGGACAAGGGACGGATCGCCTTCCGGGCTGTGCCCAACTCGCCGGCTGGCCGACCGCATCGGCGCGCGACTGGAAAGACACCCCGGGCATGGCCACAACTGGCGTGAACCCGGACGGCTCGATCCGCAACAGGTCGGACCAGCTTCCACGGCAGGCGGCGCTTGCTATTGGGGAGAATACGACATTATCCCCTGCACCGACGACCGGTCGCGGCGCGTTGAACCCGGCACATTCCCGCTGGCTCATGGGGTACCCGGAAGAATGGGACGATTGCGCGGTTACGGCAATGCTATTGTTCCCGAAGTCGCGGCGGCGTTCATAGAGGCGTTTACATGCGCGCCCTAGCGTACTCGCGCGCCTCGTCGGTCAGGCGTCCGAACTTCACCATGAGCCGCGCCATGTGGCGATCCGCATCGGTTTTCGCCGCCTCGTCGAGATCGGCCTTTACCTGCTCGAGCGTGCGAACCGGAATGGCGAGCCGCTCGGCGTGCTTGGTCAGTTCCTTGTGGGTGAGCATGTCAGTTACTCCCGCCCGCAAGCTGGTAAGCCTGCTGAATTTCGTTCATCGAAGCGCCGGGATGATCCTTGCGGTAACGCACCGCAAAGGCGCGAAGCGCGATCAGTGCGGGACTCGGCGCGAGCATCGCGGCGCGCTGTTCCGGGGTGAGTTGATCAAGGTAGCTCATTGGTCGATCTCCGTTGCTGTTGGTATCAATATACGCATTGCGCCCTAGGACGTCAAGCCCTAAATGAGACAAATAAATCAGTGGATCAACTGGCAAGAAGTGCAGCGCCCCGGCGAGCCGAAGCCCGCCAAGGTGCCTTGCGTCCCGGTCAACGCCCCTGAGCGGTGGGCGCCGTACGACGTGGCAGCGGCGATCGACCCGGTGCATGTGGGCTTTGTGCTCACCGACCGCGACCCGTATTTTTGTATCGACCTGGATCACGCTTGGGACGGGGCGAACTGGAGCCCGCAGGCGCTCGATACGCTGGCGCGCTTTGCCGGCGCATATGTCGAGGTGAGTTACAGCGGCGACGGGCTGCATATCATAGGCCGCGGCGCGCCGCCGGATGGCTACACCACGCGGGGGCCGGGCGTCGAGTTTTATACGCAGGGCCGTTTTATCGCCATCACCTGGCGCCACGCGCAGGGCGACCCGGATACGGACTGCACGGCGGCGCTCGCCGCGTGGTGCCCGCTCTATCTGCGCCCGGCGTCCATGCCGGGCGAGGTGCAGGGCTGGACGGACGGCCCGTGCGAGGGCGCTACGCCCATAGCGGACGATGATGCTCTTATTGCCAAGATGCTCGGCGCGCGCCCGTCGGCCGGCGTGGCCTTTGGCGGCAAGGCGAGCGCGGCGGACTTGTGGAACGCCGACGCGCAGGCGCTTGCGGACGCGTGGCCGTCGCCTACCGACGCATGGGACCGGTCGGCGGCGGATGCTGCGCTTGCGGCGCACCTGGCGTTCTGGACGGGTAAGGATTGCGAGCGGATAGCACGCCTTATGCGGTGCTCGGCGCTGGTGCGGGAGAAGTGGGACCGGCGCGGCGACGATTATCTCGCGCGGACGATCACGGGGGCGTGCGGACGCGTGAACAAGGTGTACACCGTGCAACCCGTGGGTGGGGCCCTGCCGGGTGCCGAGCGTGCGCCAGGATGGAATTATCTGACAGTCGAGCAGCAGCACGAGCATTTTGCCGGATGCGTCTATGTCGTGGGGCTACACCGGGTGCTTATGCCAAACGGCGAATTGCTCAAGCCCGAACAGTTCAACGGCAAGATGGGCGGGCACGATTTTGAGATTGCATATGGCGGGCGCCCTGAAAAAAAGGCGTTCAATGCGTTCACCGAGTCCCGCCTTACCAGATTTCCAAAGGCGGACAAGATGTGTTTCCGTCCGGAGGCGACGCCGGGCGCCATCATCAATGAGGACGGGCTTACGCTGGTCAACACGTACGTTCCCGCGCAGGTGCCTCTGTCGTTTGGCGACGTAACGCTGTTTCTCGATCATCTGGGGCACATGCTGCCCGACAAGCGCGACCAAACGATCCTGATCTCCTACCTCGCCGCGCTGCGTCAATATCCAGGCGTCAAGTTTCGCTGGTGCCCGCTTGTACAGGGCGTGCAGGGCAACGGGAAAAGCTCGATCATGAACACTGCGGAATATATATGCGGCAAGCGGTACACGCACAAACCGAGCGCGGCGAACCTGAGTGACTCGGGGCTGCGATTCAACGGGTGGATGGCTCAAAAACTCCTGGTGCTGATCGAAGAGGTGTACGTGACCGATCGGCGCGAACTGCTCGACGCGCTGAAACCGTTGATCACCGATGATCGGGTGGAATTCCAGCCGAAGGGCGTCGACCAGGTGACGGCCGAGAACAGGGCGAATTTCATCCTGACGAGCAACCACAAGGACGCCATCCTGAAAACCGACGACGATCGCCGCTATGCGATTTTCTACACCGCGCAGCAGGCATATGGCGACCTGGCGCGGGACGGGCTGACGGAGTCGTATTTCACGACGTTCTGGCAATGGATGAATAGCGGCGGATATGCGAACGTCGCGGGCTACCTGCAGCGGTATGCGATACCCGACGCATTGAATCCGGCGACCTATTGTAACAGGGCGCCGCATACGTCGAGCACGGACGCCGCCATACAGGAAAGCCGCGGCGTGGTGGAGCAGGAGATAATTGCCGCTGTGGAGGAAGGGCGTCCAGGCTTCTGCGGCGGGTGGATATCGAGCGTGCGGCTGACGCAACTGCTGACCGAACTGCGCCGCAACGTGGCGCCTCGCAAGCGCCGCGCGCTCATGGAGTCGATCGGATACGTGCCGCACCCTGCCTTGCCAAACGGACAGGTGAACACGCCCATCATGCAAGAGGAAATGAAGCGTCCTGTTCTGTACGTGCGTCGCGACTCCATACCAGCGCTCAACATTACTGAGGGTGGCGAGGCCGTCTATAATTATATGAACGCGCAGGGATACGGCGCTATAAAATTACACAGCGTTCCATAAATTATGGGGAATTACACAAATTATACAAATTATAACCCTATGCAAAAACCCTTTAGAATCAATGGCCCCTATGTTACTACGCAAAAGCGACTCCCCTTCCCCTCCTATTTCTCTACTCCAACCCCTCTTTTACATAGGGAACATAGGGAACATAGGGAATGGCGGAAAACGGGGAGTTATAATTTCGTTGCGTAGGGGTTTGCATAGGGAACCTAGGGAACTTGACGGACGTTGAAATTATAGCGTACGTTGCGTTTGTTCCTCACTCGGAACGCCTCCCTGTAGACTCGCCCCGTGGCCATAAACCGCGGGGCGTTCTTTTTGTGCGTTGCGAACGACAAGCGACCGACCGCGAGCGTTGCGAACGACGCGTGCGAAATGTGTTGACGGGGGGTGGGTTCGAAAGTCAAAATCATGGACGGACAGGACCGGCGTGGGGACTACAAATTTTCACGCTGCATATTTTGGGCTGATTATGGGAAATAGCGATGCACTACAAAAACGGACGCGAAGCGAAGAACGGCGACAAGGTTGTGCTGATGGATCCGTACGGCGGAACAACCGTTGGCATTCTGTACGACGCGACGGCCGGCAACGACTACTGCAATGGGAAGCTGGCCGTCACTCGCCCCAACGACCCGTGCCCGAACCTGAAGGACTGCCTGCACCTGGACGACGTGCTGGCGGCGGTTGAAGCCGACGACGCGTGTAAGTCGCCGGACGTCGCGGCGTAGCGATGGGGAAGCGGGGACCGAAGGGGAAGCCGGCCGACGTCAAGCGGCTCGAGGGCAACCCGGGTTGTCGACCGCTGCCCGAGAATGTCGTCGAGCCTGGCGGCGACGTGCATTGCCCACCGCACCTGACGGGCTACGCGCTCACGGTGTGGAACGAGATCGTCGCGTCCATGCCCGCCGGCGTCTACAAGGCGACCGATAGCGCGCTGCTCGCGGCGTATTGCACCGCGGCCGACGATCTCCAGACGGCGACGTTCCATCTCATGATCGAGGGGCACGTGATCCCCGGCGTGAACGGGCCGCGGCGCAACCCGTGGACCGTGATTTCCAGTCAGGCGCGACAGCAGCTTGCGACGATCGGAACGCGGCTCGGGCTGGATCCGATGGCGCGCGAGAATATCAAGGCGCCGCAAAGCAAACCGCCCGCGTCAAAATTCACGGGGCTGGTGGGGATCAATGGCGGGAAGGCGTAGCGCCCCGCTATGTGCGGGGCGCTCTGTTCGTTCCGCGCGCCTTGGCGAGGGCGGCGCGTGCCTGCGCCGCTTCCTTGGGCCACAAGTCGCTGGCGCCGTCCCGGTCGTCATGCTTGGTGAGCATCGCCTCCAGCGCCGCGAGCATGTCGTCATGGACGTTGACGGCGCGGACGATGCGGCGGGCGTTTCCCGACTCGTTCGGTCCGCCTGTCGAAGCGACAATCTCAGCGCCGCCGAGCGCGGGGTCACCGTCCCATATGTAACCGTCGCCACCATCAAACCAAGGCCCGGGCGTGTGCGTTGCGTCGGTCATCGTCTCGTCTCCTGTGTTCGGCGGGCGCCATCGCCCTGTCCATGTCCTGAATATAAGCGATGCGCCCTAGGGCGTCAAGCCCTAATATGAAAAAAAGCGTCACCGTCTGCCAGGGGCAATATACCGACGCCATAACGTACGATCCGGACGCGGGGTACTGGCGCAACCCGGCGCGCGCCGAGCGCGTCATAGCGTTTATCGAGTGCCTCACGATCCCGAGCGGCGTCGGGGCGGGCACGCCGTTCAAGCTGCGCCCGTGGCAGCGTGACTATATCCGCGACATTTACGAGCGGTGCGACGAGGCCGGCCGGCGTATCGTGCGCCAGGGCGTGCTCAGTATGGCGCGCAAGAACGGCAAGACGGCGATCATCGCCGCGATGGTGCTGGTGCATCTGGTGGGACCGGAGGCGATCCTCAACGGCGAGATATACAGCGCGGCGAACGACAAGGAACAGGCGGCGATCATCTACAAGTTCGCCGCGCAGTTCGTGCGCGCGGATCCGGAGATCGACGCTGCGGAGGGCGGACTGCTGAGTTGCGTCGACTCGACGAAGCGCATCGTCTGCCGATCGAACGGATCGTATTACCGCGCCTTGTCGCGAGAGATGAAAACCAAACACGGGCTCAACCCATCGTTCGCGATTTACGACGAGCTCGCGCAGGCGATCGACCGCGACCTGTTCGACACGCTGAACACCGCGGACAGTGCGAGGGATGAATTCCTGTTCGCCGTGATCAGCACACAGTCGCGCGATCCGCAGCATATCCTTAGCGAGCTAATCGATCGCGGGTTGTCGCACACGGACCCGACGGTTGTCTGCCACCTGTACGCGGTGGACGAGGAAGCCGACCCGTTCGACGAGTCCCTGTGGCCGTTGGCGAACCCGGCGCTCGGCGACTTCAAGTTGCTCGAGCGGATGCGCGAGAAGGCGCGCGACGCGAAGGCCATGCCATCGTTCATGCCGTCGTTTCTGAACCTGGAGCTAAACCAGCGCGTCGACTCCGTGCCGTCGCTGATCAACGTCGCCGACTGGAAAGCCTGCCACGATCCGGACGCGGAGTTACGGGAGGGCGAGGATATTTACCTGGGGCTCGACCTGTCCGCGACGACGGACCTGTGCGCGCTGGCGGCCGTGTCCGCTGAGGATGGTAACCGGCTCGACGCGTGGTTTTGGAAGCCGCGCGACCTGATCCACCTGCACGAGAAGCGCGACCGCGCGCCGTACGAGCGTTGGATGACCGAGGGGTATCTGATCGCGGCGCCTGGGCGCGACGTCGATTACGACCTGATCGCAATCAAGATCGCCGAGTTGGCGCAGACGTATCGTATATTGGGCATCGCCTATGATCGCTGGCGAATGGCCGTGCTTATGAAATGTTTTGAACGCTTGGAAATTAACGCGTATTATGAACAGGATGCAGACGACACGGACGGGATTCGTTTCGTCGAGTGGGGGCAAGGCTACAAGGACATGGCGCCTGCGGTCGACGCATTGGACAAGGCAGTCGCGGCGCGCACGCTTGCACACCGCGGACACCCTGTTCTGACGTGGTGCTTTTCGAACGCGGTCGCGACGGTGGATCCTGCGGGCAATCGGAAACTGGACAAGTCAAAGGCGCGATTCCGAATCGACGGGGCCGTTGCGGCGACAATGGCGCTCGGGCTCAAGGCGCGCGACGCACTCGAGGATGACGGCGATTTCGACGGCTTTCTCAACAATCCGATTTCGGTAAGCGCCTAATGGCAACGTGGACTCCGACCGACGGGTATTTCGGCACGCTGCTATCCGCGCTGTTGGGCCGCGCCGCGCGCCGCGTATCCGGCGAACGCCAGGACTCGGGCACCGGCGGGGGCGGCGCGACGGCAGTCACGCCCGACACGGCGCTCAAACTGTCGGCGGTATGGGCGTGCGTCAAGCTGATCAGCGAGGCCGTCGGCGCCATGCCCATTCGCGTCTGGCAGATCGGCCGCGACGGCACGCGCACGCTGACAACCGAGCATTGGATTCACAAGCTGCTCAACCACAGCCCCAACCGCTATCAGACGCGCAACGAGTTTTTTGAAACCGTCGTGTTCAGCCTGGAAATGTTCGGCAACGCCTATGTGCGTCCGGTGCGTCGCAAGGACGGTAGCGTTGTGTCGCTTATGCCGATGATGGCGCCGCAGATGGAAGTCACTCTCGCGCTCAACGGCGACCGGCTTTACAAGTACACCGACGGCCGCAACGTCGCCGCATTCGCGCAGGATAATATCTGGCACATGATGCTCATGCCGAGCAACTCGATCGTCGGGTTGTCGCCGCTGCATTACGGCGCGCGCACGATGGGTATTGCGATGGCCGCGGAGGATCGAGTCGAGACGCTCGCCGCCAACGGCTTCAAGCCTACCGGCGTGCTCATGATCGACAAATCGCTCAAGCCGGAACAGCGCGAGCAGATTCGTAATCAGTTCGCCGACCTGCAGGAAGGGAAGGGCGACCCGCTCAAGGTGCTCGAGGCGGGCATGAAGTACCAGGCGATCACGATGTCGCCGAAGGACGTCCAGCTTCTCGAGTCGCGCCGGTTTCAGATCGAGGATATCTGTCGCTTCTACGGAACGCCGTCGGTCCTTGTGAACGATACGAGCGCAACGACCGTGTGGGGATCGGGCATCGGCGAAATCAAGGAAGGATACTATACGCTCAAGGTGCAACCGCTTCTCGAGCGTATCGAGTCCAGCATAAGCAAATGGTTGCTTGCGCCCGAAGAACGCGATAAAATCGCCATTGAATTTGATTTCGCTGCGTTTCTACGCGGGAACGAAAAGAGTCGGGTGGAGATGGCAACCCAAGCGATCGCCGGAAATCTTATGATGATCGACGAGGCGCGCCATCGGTTCGACGGGTTGCCCCCGCTGCCGGATGGTAAGGGGCAGGTGATGTACGCGCAGTCGCAAATGATCCCGATCGGTTCAAGCGCCCCGGAGGGCAAGGACGATGACGACCCGCAGCCTCCCGAAAATTGAGGCGTTCCACTCCCCGGTGGATATCGATTGGGATATCCCGGTCAAGGCGCGCGAACTGTGGACGCCGGTCAAGGCGGCGCACGACGACGAGCGCACGTTGGCGATTGCCGACGAGATCGGCGACCGCGGCGACGGGCGCGGCGTGACCACGGGGTACGTGCGCGGCTTCCTGCGCCGCGTCGGCAAGGGCGACGTGACGGTCAACATCAACTCCGGTGGTGGCGATTTTTTCACCGGGCTCGCGATCTATAACATGCTGCGCGAGCATGACGGCGCGGTGCATACCAACGTGCTCGGGCTCGCCGCGTCCGCCGCGTCGCTGATCGCGATGGCGTCGGACGAACTGCGCGTCGCGAAGGCCGGTTTCATCATGATTCACAACGCATGGGCGATCGCGCTCGGCAACCGCCACGACATGCGCGCCGTAGCCGACATGCTCGAGCAATTCGACGGCGCGATGGCCGGCGTCTACACGGATCGTTCGGGAGTCGCGCTCGGTTCCGTCAAGAGCTACATGGACGCCGAGACGTTCTTCAACGGCGAGAACGCCGTCGATATCGGGCTGGCCGATGCGCTGCTCGAGGCGGATGAAGTCGAGCCGGACGAGGAGCCTTCCACCGAAGCCGCGCTGCGCCGCATCGACTTGGAGCTTGCGCGCGCCGGTATGCCGCGCAGTCAGCGGCGCGACCTGATCAACAGAATGCCAGGGGGTACGCCGGGCGCTACCTCCCGTCACAGCGGTACGCCGGGCGCTACCGCGAACGCCACGCCGGGCGCTGGCGATGAACTGCTCGCGACGTTGCGGGCAAACCTTTCAATCGCTCAAGCCTCAGAGGTGTAAAATGAGCAAGCATCTTTCCTGTTCCGCAATGGCGGCTGTGATCGCCGTGCGGGCCGACACCGGCGACGTCAATGCGCAGATCGCCAAGGCGCTCGCCGACTGGTCGACCGAGTTCACCGTGTTCAAGAAGTCGACCGCGGAAGCGTCCGAGAAGATCAAGGCCAGCATGGAAGCGCAGGGCGCCGACGTGGCCAAGGCGATCGCCGAAGCGAACACGGCCATCGAGAAGGTCAACGGCATCGCCGCGAACCTGATCGAACTCGAGCAGAAGATCGCCGACTCGGCGCTGCGCAACAACGACGTGCCGTTCGCTTCGATCGGCGCGATCGTGGTCGCGTCCGAAGAGTACAAGGCGCTCGCGCTCAAGCCTGGCGCCACGCCGCAAAACGGCTTCAAGCTGCGCGTCGAGGCGAACACCCTTTCCGGTCAGACCGGTTCGCCGCCCGAGAACACCGACACGCTGGTTCCGGTCGACCGGCGCGGTGGCATCATCCCGGGCGCGTTCCGGACGCTGCGTATCCGCGACCTGATCCCGACGGTTCCGACCACTTCCAACGCATGGCAGTTCGTGCGTGAGCTCCTGTTCACGAACGCGGCGGCGGAAACGGCGGAAGGCGCGGGCAAGCCCGAGGCGACGCTGACCTTCGAAGACGTGACGGTCAACATTCGGACGATCGCGCACTTCATCAAGGCGTCGAACCAGATCCTCGCCGATGCGCCGGCGCTGCGGTCCTATATCGACACCCGTCTGCGGTACGGCGTGGAACTGCGCGAAGAGCAGCAGATCATTGCCGGCAACGGGACCGGGCAGAACATTTCGGGCATGACGGACACGGGCAATTTCACCGCGTTCACCCCGACGTCCGGCGACAACGCGATCGACTCGATCAACCGGGCGAAGTACGCGATCATGGGCGCCGACTGGAACCCGACGGGCGTCCTGCTGAACCCGGCGGATTGGGGCGCGATCGAGCGGCTCAAGGACGGCGTGAACGGCGGGTATCTCGTCGGCAACCCGTTCGGCTCGATCACGCCGGTCATGTGGGGCCTGCCGGTGGTGGCGTCCAACAACATGACCAGCGGCAAGATGCTGGTGGCCGACTTCGCCACGTCGTACGAGTACGTCGAGCGGCAGTCGACGGTGATCGACGTCGGGTACGTCAACGAGGATTTCACGAAGAACCTCGTGACCATCCGCGCCGAGAAGCGCGGCGCCCTGGCGACCATCCGGCCGGCGTCGACCCGGTATGGCTCCCTGACGCTGTAAGCGCCGGGCTGAGTGCAGCGGGGCGCGCCTATAACCGGGCGCGCCCCTTTTTACGGAGGAACACCAATGACGCAGATCACCCGCAAGTCGCTCAAGTCGTTTTCGTCGCCCCTGTGGGGCACCGTCGACGCGGGCGAGTTCTTCACGTTCGACGACGGGTACGAGCGCGACCTGATCGCGTGGGGTTATATCGCAGCGCCGACGTTCAGCGTCCCGGCCGCTAGTGTCGAGCCGGTGCCCGAGCCGGTGCCCGAGCCGGGACCGTCCGTCGAGGATACGATCGCGGAACTCGAACGGGCGCGCGAGCCGAACGGCACGTACAAGGGCGACGACCCGTCGACGCCGGACGTCAACGAGGCGTATGTGACGGCGCCGACCAAGCGCGGGCGTGGCCGTCCGCGTAGCACCCAGGAGGGTTGATCATGCCGCTTATTGCCGACGCTGCTTTCGACGCCGCGCTCGATTACTGTCGTACGAACGGAACGAAAATCGACATTTGCAGTTCCGAGCCCGCCACGTTCGGCGCTATCGCTGCCGCGACGCTCGGTAACAAGACGGGGCTTACGCTCGGCGCTAACGCTGACGGCGACTCGAGCGGCCGCAAGGCGACCGTCCCCGCCATCACCGACGGCACTGTGACAGCCACAGGGACCGCAACTCATTGGGCGTTGTCCGACGGCTCCGCGGTGCTGGTAGCTACCGGCGCGTTATCGGCGTCGCAGGGCGTGACCAACGGCAACACGTTTACGCTCGGCGTGATCGATATCACGATACCCGACGCGGTGTAATGAGGTGTGGGGTTGACGACGAACACTGTTGCCATATCGGCGGCGGTGTTTGTCGTTACCTCGAGGAAGGCACTATACCGGGCCGGCGATGGGCGTGCGGGCTTTTGCGAAAACTGGAGTCGTGGGAATCGGTCGAGCGGGATCCGCGTTGGATTGACGACGTTAAACCACTGCTCTCCCGCGTTGGGTTGACGTCATGCCGATGGCCGCGCCCAGGTGAAACTTGCATAGCCTGCGGGGACTCCGGTGGCTGATCTAGGTACGTTAACACCCGGCACACTTGACGCGGCGTTGTCGTCTGTTGACGTCACCGTTACCGGCACTCAACCGGTGCTTGAGGCGATCGCATCGGCCAACGATGCGACGTACGTTGCCAACGTTACAAACCAGACGGTTACGGCGTTGGCGGTGTTCGCGTTGGGCGACGTTCCGGCTGACCTGGGCAACGTCGATACGCTATCCGTGCAATTGCGGTACGGACTAAGCGCCGCGCTTTCCCTGAATACATGGGACAGTCTTACAGCCCAGGTAATGCAGTCGGACGGCGTGACGGCGCTGACCGACACCGTGACTGTCGCGAGCAGCATTACGGCGACGACGCCCGCTAACAGTAGCGTCGTCGCGTTTACGGGCGTCAACACGTCGGCCAATAAAGCGACGTGGGATGGCGCGCTTTTGTATGTCCGTTTTAACGTCACGCGAAACAAAGGCGGCGATGCGGCGGAGGAGCGGGTTTACGCCGGCGAGCTAACCGGTACCTATACCATAGCCTCGGTTCCGGACGCCCTGACGGCGAATGATATTGCCACAGGCGCGCCCACCGTCGGGGCGCCCGCGATCGGTCAAACGCATGCGTTTGACGGTGCGAACGTGGCCACCGGTGCGCCCACCGTTGGGGCGCCCGCGATCGGGACGGAGGGTACGGACGCCCTGACGGCGAATGATATTGCCACAGGCGCGCCCACCGTCGGAACGCCCGCGATCGGGCAAACGCATGTGCTCGACGGCGCGAGCATGGCCACCGGTGCGCCGTCCGTCGGAACGCCCGCGATCGGGCAAACGCATGTGCTTGACGGCGCGAACGTTGCCACAGGCGCGCCCACCGTCGGGGCGCCCGCGATCGGGCAAACGCATGTGCTCGACGCGCTTGGGATAGCTGCGGGCGTTCCAATATTTACGGCGCCGACTCTCGCTATTCCTAGCGCCGTCACACCTGGTATCGTATCGTTGTCGTCGCAGCGCGCGAACAGTGCTACAGTGTTCGCGCGAGTCGTAACGAACGTGACGTTGAGGGTGGATACATGAGCGACTTTTTCGACGTTGGCGACCTTGTACGGTTCGAGGCAACTTTTACGGATATGGACGGCGATGCGGTGGATCCCACGACCGTTACGTTTCGGATGCTTGACGGCGCGGGAGTGGAAACCGTTTTTGTGTATGGCACGGACGCGGAAGTCGTTAAGTCCGCCGTCGGTACTTATCACGTCGATTGGCCCGTGGCCGTTCACGGCGTCCACCGCTGGCGTTTCGAGTCGACCGGGACGGGGCAGGCGGCGCAGGAAGGACAGTTTACAGGCACGGGCTATCAGGCGCTCACCGAGCCCCTGAGCGTCACGGCCGCGATGCGTCACCTGCGCGTCGAGTCGGACGATCCGTATCTCGACGACCTGCCGATCTATATCAAGGCGGCGCGCCAGCATGTCGAGCAGCACCTCAACGCGACGATCGTCAACCGCATGCGAACGCTGGTGCTCGATTGTTTTCCCAACACTATCACGCTGCCCGTCGGTCCCGTGCTCGGCGTCACTAGCATCGCCTATGTCGACACGGACGGAGCGACGCAGATGCTCACCGCGGCGAACGTGATTCGGAGCAAGGACAAGGTGACGCCGCTGTTCAGCGAGTCTTGGCCCGTCACGCGCCGGCAGCTTGGCGCCGTGACCGTCACGTACACGGCGGGCATGATGGCGGGATCGCCGCTGACGCTCGCCGACGACGACATTCTCGCCGCGATCAGGTTGACGCTCGGCGACCTGTGGAACACCCGAGAGTCGAACATCGTCGGCGCGCCGATCTCGATCAATCCGACGCTCGACCGGCTGCTCGCCACGCATCGCCGCGATCTCGGCGTTTAGGGCTTGACACCCTAGGACGGGCGGCGTTAGGGTGCGCTTATGACTCGCACAGGAGTCGCACAGGAGTCGCAACATGCAAATCAACCCCGGTGATATTGTTCGGCTGAGAAGCGGCGGGCCGCTAATGACGGTTCGTCATGCGGTGGACACGGCGGCATCGAATGCAACCGGCCTTGAGGCGGGTGTACATTGCGATTGGATCGACGAACAGGGAAGGCCGCATAACGCGGTCTATTCTCAGGATCAGTTGGAATTTAATGAGCCCTGACGAATTTAAAGCCGCACGCGCAACGCTCGGATTGTCCGCACGGGAAATGGCGATCGCATTGGACATGGACGAGCGTTGGGGCGACCGCACCATCCGCAAATGGGAGTCGGGTAAGTCGCCCATATTCGGCCCGGTCGGCGTCGCCGTGCGCTACATGCTGAAATATGGAGTCGGTGAGGAATGACGTTAGCGGTAATATTTATACTATTTTTGGTGTTGTCGTGTGCTTACGTTGCGTTTCATTATAGACGCCGAGCAAAAATATTGGCGTACGTGAAGGCAATGTCGGAAGAGATCGGCACCATGCCGATTCGCATGTGGCACCGCAACTGTGATGGGGCAGGCGAGGAATGAGCGGCGCCCTGATCGTCGCGACCGGACCGAGCCTGACGTGTGAGGACGTTGCCGCATGGTCGCCCGGGCGCATCGTGTACGGCGTCAACGACGCTTATCGGGTTTGCGCGCCGCATATCCTTTACGCCTGCGATCTGCAGTGGTGGGACGTTCATTATTCGTGCGCCCGTCACTTTGGGGAGCAGCGTTGGACGTGTAACGACGAGGCTGCGGCGAAATACGGGCTTCACCACGTCCCCGGGCGTCATGGGATCGACAAGGGCATCTATTTCGACGCGACCGGCGAGGGCATTATCTACGGCGGCAACTCGGGGTTTCAGGCGCTCAATCTGGCGTACATGCACGGGCACCGCGACGCCGTGCTGCTCGGGTTCGACGTCGGCCGCGCGCCGGACCAGCCGACACATTTCTTCGGCGAGCATCCGCCCGCCTGCGCCAACCCGTCGCCCTTCAACGCATGGCTCAAGCACTGGCGACGAGCCGCGCCGCAGATCGCCGCGGCCGGAATGACGGTGTGCAACGCGACGCGCGGCGGCGCGCTCGATTGCTTCCCGCGCGTGGCGCTGGAGGAACAGCTTGCACGTCTATAGCGTTCCGCAGCAGGGCGGCACCAACCCCAAATTTGCCGAGGCGTTCGCGCGTGGCAGCGGCGCGCCCATCGTCACCGACCACGAGTATCGCGGCGGTGCGTGGGTCGGCTTCGGTTCGCCCGTGTCGTGGCGTTCGCTGTCCGACGCGCGGTGCCAGGGTGCGACCTGGTACTATGGCGATCACGGCTATTTCAACCGCGGCGAATATTACCGGATCACGCGCAACGCCTTTCAGCATGACGGGTGCGGCGACGCTGCGCCGCTCGCCGGCGCGCAGCCGTGGCGACGCGACGGGCGGCACGTGCTGGTTTGTCCGCCCGACGACAAGATCGCCGTGCTCATGGGGTTCGATGAACACGTGTGGCTGCAGGACGTGCTCGATCGCCTTCGCAACAATAGCGACCGGCCGGTAAAGATCAGGACGCGCGACCACGAGTACCAGCGCCCGCTCGAGCGCGATCTTGACGACGCTTGGGCGCTGGTGACGTGGGGCAGCAACGCCGCGGTCGAGGCGCTCATGTACGGCGTCCCGGTGTTCTGCACCGGGGATTGCGCGTCGTCGCGGATGGGCCGGTCGGATCCGATCAACATCGAATATCCGTACTATCCCGACGACCGGGACGAATGGGCCGGCGTGCTGGCCGCGAATCAATGGACGCTCGACGAGATCGCGTCGGGCATAGCGTGGGAGAGGCTGCAAAATGAAACGCTTTGACGAGTGGTGGATGCCCGACCACGAGGAGCATCTGCAGGAGTGGATGAACACGGTTGGCGACCGTCGGCATGGGCGGCTCGCATATCAGGGACGCAAGTACGACGAGGCGATGAAGTACGTCACGCAGTGGCGCGTCGCGATCGACGTCGGCGCGCATGTCGGCCTGTGGTCGTTTCAGATGGGTCGGGATTTTGAGCACGTTGAGGCGTTCGAACCGATGCCGGATCATCGGGAGTGTTGGTACAAAAATATCGATGATCCGTGGGTAAACATGCATCCGTTCGCGCTCGGCGCCGCCGCAGCCCCTGTGCATATCCGCACGCGCACGGCGAACAGCAGCGGTGACACGGGAGTCGATCCGGCCGGTGAGGGCGTCGAGGTCGAGCAGCGCACGCTCGACTCGTTCGGCTTTACCGACGTCGATTTCCTCAAGATCGACTGTGAGGGATACGAACTGTTTGTCTGCCAGGGCGCGCGCGAGACGCTGCTGCGCTGCAAACCCTGTGTCATCGTCGAGCAGAAACCGGAGACGGGCGGCGCGGCGCTCTACGGGATCGGCGTCACGGATGCCGTCGACTACCTCAAGTCGCTGGGCGCCGTGCTGCGCACCGGGATTCAGGGGGACTATATCCTGTCATGGGACCGCTGATACTCGTCACCGGGTTGCCGCGCTCGGGGACGTCGCTGGTCGCTGGCGTGATCCGCGCGTGCGGCGCGTGGACGGGTTTGACGACCGGGCCGTCCGAATGGAACCGGAAAGGCAACGTCGAAAACGAGGCGATCCGCGAGCAACTGGTCAAGCCGTACCTGGCGCGCATTCCCGCTTGCCCGCTCGGCCTTCGGTCGTTGCCGGTCGTCGGCCTGCCACCTCAGTACAGCGCGGGGCAGTGGCGCGCCCGCGTCGGCGTGTTCCTGCGGCGGCAGGGATATCCGGGCGGACCGCTGGTCTACAAGGACGCCAAACTCGCGCTCATGTGGCGGCAGTGGGCGCTCGCCTATCCCGACGCGAGATGGGTAATCGTTTGCCGCCACATGAGCGCGATTGTCGATAGCGTGATGCGCGCCGAGCCTATGCGCAGGCAATTCGATGGTGACGAACAAGCCGTCTGGAACTGGGCACAGGTATATGAGGCACACGTCACCAGCATCGCCGCGGCCCGTCGAACCATGTGGCCCGGTGACGATTCGCGCCCGCTGATCGATTGGCTCGGGCTGGACTGGAATCAAGGTGCCGTCGACGAGTGGATCGATTGGGACATGTATCATGGGGATCGGTGACGAGATCATGGTCGCCGGCCGCGCCGCTGCGCTCAGTGCGCAGCATGGCGGGCAACCCGTCGCCATCGTCGACGAGGCCGGACGTCCGCGCGTGCATCCCGTATGGGAGCGCAACCCGGCGATCGATCCCACTTCGACCCTGACCATTCGCGATCATGCGGGGCACCGCGGCTATATGCTGCGATGGGACGCCGGGCCGCGCGCCGTGTTCGATCCGTCGTATCGCAACCGTGACCACCCTGGGCGCATTTATCCGCCCGACGACGCGCGCGCGTGGGCGCGTGAGAACGTGCCGGAAGGCTGCATTATCGTCGAGCCGATCGTGCGCGCGCCGTCGAGCATGGGGAAGGATTGGGGCGCCGAGCGGTGGCGCGAGGTGGTCGAGGCGCTCGACCTGTCCGCGCCGGTCGTTCAGCTAGGCGCGGACGGCGGGCGGACGATGGTCGCGCCGTGGATAAAGACGCCGACGATCTGGCACGCGGCGGCGGCTATCGAGCGCGCCGCCCTGGTGATGGGGCCGGAAGGCGGAACGCACCACATGGCGGGCGCGCTCGGCGTGCCGCACGTGACGATCTTCGGCGGCTTCACGCACCCGGATACGACAGGCTACGCCACGACATGGCCGATCTATGTGGGGATCGAGGATAGCCCCTGCGGCCGGTACGATACGTGTCCGCATTGTCGCGCCGCGCTCGACATCATAACCGTTGAGCACGTCGCGGACACGGCGTACAATGCGTATCATGCGAGCAGGCGAACTTGACCGACCGATTGTAATTCAAAGCAAGTCCGTAACGCCGGACTCGTTCGGTACGCCTGTCGAGACATGGACTAAAATCCATACGTCCACCACGATCCCCGCGAAGGTATCGCCCGCGCGCGGGGGCGAGCGGTTCGCCGCCGATCAGGTAGTCGGCAAGGCGATGACCACGTTTCGCGTCCGCTATCGCGACGGCGTGACCGTCCTGCATCGCATCGTCTACGCCGGCCGCAATTGGGATATTCACGACGTGCGCGAGCTCGGTCGCCGCGAGGGACTGGAGATCGACGCGAGCGCACGGAGCGAGTCGTGACTGTCCGCAGCAAGATCGTCGGCGCGAAGCAACTCGAAAACGCGCTCAAGCAGCTTCCCAAGGCGACGTCCAAGAACGTCCTGCGCCGGGCGCTGATCAAGGCCGCTGCGCCGACGGAGGCGGCGGCGCGTGCGATGGCGCCGCGCGGGCCGACCGGCAACTTGCAGGCGTCTATCGACGTTGGAACGAAGCTCAAGCCGTCACAGCAGGGCGCCCGTCGGCCCGGCGTCGAGGTGTATGTCGGCGCGACCGCGCCGCCCGGCTTTCACGCGCATCTGATCGAGTTTGGTACGGCGAAGATGGCTGCGCGTCCGTTCATGCGCCCGGCGTGGGAGCAGACGAAAGACAAGGTGCTCGAGATACTGAGCGTCGAGGTGTGGACCGCGATCGCCAAGGCGGCGCGTACCCTGGCGCGCAAAGCCGAGCGGGGTAAGTTGAGCAAGACGGCACGGAGGATGCTCGGTGGCTGACCTGGCGGAAGGACTCCGTACGTTCCTGCTCGCCGACGCCACGGTCGCGGCGCTGGTGGGGACGCGCATGTCGCCGCAGCCGCTCCCGCAGGGCTCGGCGCTCCCGGCGCTGACATACACGCTGGTCAATTACGAGCAGCCGGTTTCGCACAACGGCACCAGCGGACTCGAGCACCATACGATCCAGATCGATTGTTGGGGCGCTGACACGGGCGCAGCGGTCGCGTTGTTCACGGCCGTCCGCAAGAGACTGCGGGGATATACCGGACTCGTCGGAACGGTTCGTGCGCAAGGGATATTTCTTGCGCAGGCGCGCGATTTGTACGATGATGAAACCAAGGCACATCGGCGTATTGCCGATTTTTCCGTATGGAATGAGGAGTCGGATTAATGGCCGAAACCAACGCACTTATCGGTTATGGCGTCCATCTGGCGCGTGGCGACGGCGCGTCGCCCGAGGTGTACACGAACCTCGCCGAACTGATCGACCTGACCACGCCGAGCATGACGAAGGATCAGGTCGAGGCGACGCACACCGATTCGCCCGACGGGTTCCGCGAGTTCATTCCGGGGCTCAAGGACGGCGGCGAGTTCTCGGCGACGTGCAACTATGCGCCCGGCAACGCGACGCAGGGCAACGCATCGGGCGGCGCGCTCAACGACTTCATCAACGAAACCAGTTCGCGCAACTGGCGCATCACCTTCCCGGGCTCGCCGGCCACGACGTGGACGTTCAAGGCGACCATTATCGGGTACGAGATCGCGACGCCGATGGACGATCGGATCACGATCACGATCTCGTTCAAGGTCGCCGGGGCGCCGACCATTGCCTGACAACGCGCATCGCGGCGAGGTGAACGTGCCCGGACTCGGCGTCCTGTCCTACGATTGGGACGCCGTTGCCCGGCTCGTCGCCGCGCTCGGATCCGACTTCGATACGAAGATCACGCAAGCGGCGCTCGAAACGGATATGGAGACGCTCGCTACCGCTGTGGCCATCGGGCTCGGCGAGTCGGTCGAATACGTCAAGGACATTTCGCCGCCGATCACGCTGACCGTCGCCGCCGTCATGGAGGCGCTCAATCTCGCATTCAACGGCCAGCGGGAGGCGTCGCCGGCGGACGGCTCGGAAAACCCTCCCGCGGCGATATCGTCGCGGAAGCGCGGGAGCAAGCGTACCGCGCGGGCTTGAAGCCTGCCGAGTTCTGGAGCCTGACGCCTTACGAGTCGGCCATATGGTGCAGGCAGGCAACGGAGCGCGAGGGGACGGCGTACAAGATCGCGGTGTTCGGCGCATGGCATTCGGCGGTATTCGCGCGGCAGAAGAAAGTCCCGAACCTCGAGAAGATCATGCGCCGCTTTGATCGATCCGAACCGGTAAAGCCACAGTCCGCGGCGTCGCTGCTCGCCAAGGTGCGCGCGCTCAACGCGGCGTTCGGCGGGCGCGACCTGTCGGGGGGCAAGAATGGCTGAACCGATTGGCGCACTCCGCGCGGACCTGAGCGCCAATGCCGCGCAGTTCGAAAAGGACATGGGGCGCGCCCGTAAAGCGGTGCGCAATTCATCCAAGTCCATGCAAGGCAGCCTCAATAAATTCGACAAGGCTGTCGCTGGCGCGATCAAGACCGTATTCAGTTGGAAAGCCGCGCTCGCCGCGGTCGCCGGTGCGGTCGGACTCGGGCTGCTGATCAAGCGCGCGATCGAGACGGCCGACAACATCGCCAAGACGGCGCGCGCGATCGGCGTCCATACCGACACGCTGCAGGAGCTTCGCTACGCCGCGAACCTGGCGGGGATATCGACGGGCGCGCTCGACGGCGCGCTCACGGCGTTTTCCAAGCGTGTCGGCGAGGCGCGCGCCGGGACCGGAACCCTCGTGACTATCCTGAAAAAAATGAGCCCGACGCTGCTCGAGCAGGTGAAGGCCGCGGAAAATGTCGATCAGGCGTTCAACGTCGTGGTCGACGCCGCGGCGAAGATGGGCAACGAACTGGACCGGAACGCGCTGCTCGCCGCTGCGTTCGGCCGGACGGCCGGCGTGAAGATGGCGAACATGATCGGTGAGGGGACGGCCGGCATCGAAAAGATGCGCCAGGAGGCGCGCGAACTCGGGCTTGTGCTCGACAGTCACATGCTCAAAAAAGCCGAGGAGGCAAGCGACCAACTCGACCGCATGTCGCAAATTCTCGGCGTCAACCTGACGCGCACGCTGATCAGCCTGTCGCCGCAGATCATCGCGCTGGGCGACGCGTTCATAAAGCATATCAAGCCGTTTACCGAGTGGCTGATATCGAAGTTGCCCGACGCGACCGCCAGCGCCTCCGAACTGGAGAAGCGGATCGCCGCACTGCAGGAGCGTATCGCGACGTTCAACCCCGGTATCGGGATCGCCAGCATCGCGGGCAACCGAAACCTCGCGAAGATGAAAGAGGAACTGTCGGAACTGAACCTGTTGCTCGTCGAGCGGCAGCGTAGGGAGGCGATGGTCACGGCGGCGATTGTCGGCGGGCTCGACGAGCAGTCTCAAAAAATACAGGGCATTCGCGCCGAACTGGAATACGAGCGCGAGCAACTTGGGCGGACCGAAGTCGGGCAGCAGCTTTATAACCTGGCGAAGAAAGCCGGCATTGATGTCACGAACTCATACGTCGATGCTATTCAACCGCTGATCGTCGCGCTCGAGGCGGAAAAGAAGGCGCAGAAGGACGCCGAGAAAGCGACGAAAGACGCGACCAAAAAGCGCGAGCAGCTTGAGTCCCGCGGCAAGTCCGTAACGGAGTCGGTGCGGACGGCGACGGAGGAATACGGCGCGAGCGTCACCGACTTGCGCGAACTGCTCGACTCCGGTGCGATCAGTCAGGACACGTTTACGCGTTCCGTCACCGCCGCAAAAAAGAAGATGGACGAGGCGAGCGACTCGACGAAGCAGAACAAGGAACTCGCGAAAGACCTGGGGATGACGTTCACCAGCGCATTTGAGGATGCGGTTGTTTCCGGCGGCAAACTGTCGGACGTGCTGCAGGGCATCGAAAAGGATCTGATACGGCTCATGCTGCGCCGGTTTGTGACGCAGCCGCTCGTGGGCGCGCTCGAAGGGGTTAACTTCGGAAGTCTGTTTGGCGATGGTGGTGGCAACGGGTTTGTGAATACCTCCGGGATTATGGATACGTCGGGATTCGCGCACGGCGGCATGCACAAGGGCGGTTTCCGCATCGTCGGCGAGCAGGGCCCGGAGCTTGAGGCGACCGGACCGGCGCGGATCTACAGCGCGAGCAAGACGGCCGAAATGCTGGGCGGCGCGGCGCAGGGTGGCGACGTGATCGTGAACGTGTATGCGCCGCCGGGATCGAAGGTCGAACAGCGCGAATCGCAGGGACCGGGCGGGCGTTCGCTTGACGTCATTATCGACGAGGCTGTCGCGCAGAACATCGGCATGCCGGGCAGCAGGACGGGGCGTGCGATGCGCGCCAGTTTCGCCGGGCTCAATCCAACACTGCAGGGGCGTTAGACATGGCCACATGGCCCGCAAGCCTGCCGCAATCGCTACTCCTGGACCTGAAACGCAAGCGCCAGGGTGGCAAGATACGATCCGATATGGACACGGGGCCGGCGAAGCAGCGCGCGCGCTTCACGGCCGCTGTGCAGCAGTACGAGGGCGCGTTGCTCCTGACCGGCGCGCAGCTTGCCACCTTCAAGACGTTTTATGAGAACACGCTGGGCCAGGGCGCCGCGTCGTTCACCTGGATCGATCCGATCACGGACGCGTCCGCATCCCTGCGTTTCATGGAGGAGCCCGAGGATACGCTCGTGCGGGCGCACGACGATCCTGACTTGCGCCTCTACCGCGTGACCATGCCGCTCGAGAAGCTGCCGTGACGGACGCGCTGACAGCCAGTGCGTTCGCTGCCGACACGGACGAGGTGTGGCTTGTGCTCGTGACGATCGAGCACGCCGATATTTCACCGCCGATTCGCGTCGTTAACAATACGGAAAACATCACCAGCCGCAGCGAATTGTTCGTTGCCTTCCCGTTCAGTATCACGTTGCCGGACAGCCGGGAGGATGCGCCGCCGCGGGCGCGGCTGACGATCGACAACGTGAGCCGGGAGATCGCCCAGGCGGTGCGTACCATCACGAGCGCGCCGGTCGTAACGATCGAGGTGGTGCGCGCCGCGGACCCGGACACCGTTGAAATATCCTGGCCGTTCTTCACCTTGCGTAACATCAAGTGGGACGCGGGGAAGGTGAGCGGCGAACTGACGCTTGAGGACTTCACCTCCGAGCCGTATCCGGCGGGCATCTTCTCGCCGGCGAGCTTTCCGGGGCTGTTTTGACTTGACGCCCCTTGGAGCGTCACCCATGCTGTACGGGTTCCCGGGAGGTTCGCCGTGCAATTCTGGTACGTTATATTATTTCATGGCGCTTTTTACGCGTCGTCGCCGGCACAGGTGGCCGATATGGCGACCTGTGAACGGCGCGCGCCCGTCATTTCCAAAATGGTATGGGAGCGCGTCTATCCGTTTCGACTCGACGTCCACCCCCAGGACGTCACCGTAAAATGCGTCCGGTCGGCGGTCAAACCTTCGACGAGTGGCAGCTTAGCGCCATAGGCGTCCCTTTCGTCCCGTTCGGCCGTGACTATTACGGGTGGGATTGCTACGGACTCGTCGTCTGCGCCTATCGCGACGTCCTGGGCGTGACACTGCCCGACTTCGAATACAAATCGGTCAAGGATTACGACAATATCGCCGCGATCTTCACGTCGCAAATCGCCCCGGTGTGGCGCCCCGCCCGCGGGGACGTGATGGACGTTGCGTGCATCTGGCGTCGCGGGCGTCCAATTCATGCGGGACTTGTGGTAGGCAAGCGGCGTATCATGCACGTCGAACATGGAATCGAGACGTGCGTCGAGCCCGTAACGAACATGAGAGTCGAGGGGTACTATGTACCGGCTAGTTGCAGCGCCTCACCCGTTTAAGACCGAGACGATCGAGCGCACCGTTCCGGAAGGGCTGACGCTGCTTGAGATGCTTGAGCTATCGCAGGTCGACCCGGTGCTGCGCGCACACGCGCACATATGGATCGGCGATCAGTACGTCCCGCGCGACCGTTGGCGCCTGGTGCGTCCGAAGGCGGGCGCCACGATCACGTTGCGTGTCGTGCCGCATGGCGGCGATGGTGGTGGTAAGAATATCCTGCGCACCGTGCTGATGATCGCCGTTATGGTGGTGGCGATATGGGTTACGGGCGGTGCCGCGGCCGGACTGTTGGGCGCCGCCTTTGCGGCCGGAACGACAGGCGCGGTGGTGTTGGGCGCCGCTGTGACGATTGCGGGTACCCTGCTCATAAATGCGATTGCGCCTATCCGACCGCCGAGCATGGGCGACCTGTCGGGGACGAGCACGCGAGACTCGCCGACACTGTTTATCGAGGGTGCGCGCAACGCGGTTCGTCCGTTTGGTTCCGTGCCGTCCGTGCTCGGGGTGCATCGTCACGTTCCGCCGCTAGGGACACAGTCCTATAGCGAGGTGGTGGGCGACGATCATTACCTGCGGATGCTCGTCGTATGGGGTTACGGGCCGCTCAAGATCGAAGATATCAAGATCGGCGAGACGGCGATTACCGAGTTCGACGGCGTACAGATCGAGACGCGGGAGGGGCGCGCCGGCGACGCGCCGCTAACGCTCATTCCCGACACTGTAAGTGAGGATGCCTTTTCAATCCTGCTCACCCAGGCGGCGGATTGGCAGACGCGCACCGCGCAACCGGACGCCGACGAACTGAGCGTCGACGTCACATTCCCGCAAGGGCTGGTGGCGTTCAACAGCGAGGGCGGTCGCGATATCAAGAACGTCACGGCGCAGATTCAATATCGGGAGGTTGGTTCTGGCACATGGTTTACACCCGCGTTCACCGCATTCACGACGTCGACCGCGTGGATATCGGGCGACACCATCGTATTTAGCAGTAACCGCACCAGCGCCATTCGGCATGGGTTCCGCTGGGCCGTCCCGTCGCGCGGCGACTATGAAGTACGAATTCGCCGTACCGAGACGGATAGCACAAGCACTCAGATAATGGATCAACTTGTGTGGACCGCGCTGCGATCGATCAAGGACGAGGATCCGATCAACTTTGCGTTCCCCGTGGCCAAGACAGCACTCGTGATCAAAGCCACGGATCAACTTAACCGCGCGGTCGACGAACTGAACGCTACGGTGAGCAGTTACGTCACGAGCTACACCGGGGGTTCCCCGGCATGGACGGAAGCGGTGAGTAGCAACCCCGCCGATCTGTTCCGTCACGTGCTGCAGGGCAACGCGAACGCTCGCCGCCTGGCGGACGCCCGCGTGGATATCGATAAGCTCGAGGAGTGGCACACGTTCTGCGCCGCTAACGGATTCGAGTTCAACATGATACGGGACTTTCAGGTGTCCGTGTGGGACACGCTGGCCGATATCGCCGCGGTGGGACGGGCGTCGCCGGCGCAGGTGGACGGCAAGTGGTCCGTGGTGGTGGACGAGGAACAGACGGTTCCGGTGCAACATTTTACGCCGCGTAATTCGTCGGGCTTCGAAGCGGAAAAGGGTTTCCCCGATCAGCCCGACGCGTTCCGGATGCGCTTCGCCAATCGCGAACAGGGGTGGCGCCAGGACGAGCGGATCGTCTATGCCGACGGCTTCACGTCGGCCAATGCGGAGGATTTCGACGGGCTCGACGCGCCGGGCATTACCGATCCGGAACACGTGTGGAAGTTCGCGCGGTTCCAGATCGCGCAGGCCAAGTTGCGTCCTGAGCGGTGGACGTTCAATGTCGATTTCGAGCATATCGTCGCGCGCCGCGGCGACCTGGTGCTCGTGACGCATGATGTCCTGCTCGTGGGGCTGGCGTCGGGGCGTATCAAACAGGTGCTTACGGGCGGCTCGCCTGAGATGATCACAGGGCTTGTCGTCGACGAGGTGTTGACGATGGAAGCCGGCACGGACTACGGGCTTTCCATCCGGACCGTCGCGAATGCTGAGGTGACAAAACAGATCGTCACCAGCGCCGGCGATCAAACCACGGTGACGTTCACCGCACCTTTCGCGCTCAGCACAGTCGGGGTGGGCGATCTGTTTGGCTTCGGTCAGTTGGGTAGCGAGACGATCGAGGGGCTGCTGCTGAGTATCGAGCCGTCGACCGACCTTGCGGCGCGCATCGTCTGCATCCCCGCATCGCCGGCCGTATACGACGCGGATACCGGCGTCATCCCCGCGTTCGATACGAAACTTACGCCGCAAGCGGGCGTACCGATCGCTAATATAACGAGCGTACGGTCGGACGAATCTGTATTGCACCTGGGCAGCGGCAATACCCTGGTGCCGCATATCGCCGTGAGCGTCGTAGCGGTGAACGATCCCAATGTAAGTCTTGACGTACAGATCCGCGCGACCGGTACGGACGAACCGTACTATGCGGCTGATGTCGTAAGCGTGCAGGGCAGCGACTATCTGATCGGTGGCGTCGAGCAGGGACGGTCATATGACCTGCGGGCTCGATGGCGCGATCCGGTACGTCTTCCGCCCGCGTGGACAATCGTTTTCAACCATCGCGTCGTCGGGCAGACGAATCCTCCGGCGGCGCTCGTCAACGCGACGATCAGCGTCTTCGGCGGCAGCGCGCTGATACGGTGGGATCGCCCCGCCGAGCTTGACGTTCGGTTCGGCGGGGAGGTCCGCTTTCGCCACACGCCCGAAACGGACGTGACCGCGGCCGCGTGGCAATCGTCAACCAGCATCGGCACGGCGGCAAAAGGCGACGCGCTGTTCGCATCCCTGCCGCTCAAGCCCGGAACGTATGTGGCGCGGGTGTTCGATAAGGGAGGGCGCCCGAGCGATCCGGTTGCGTTGAGTACCAAGCAAGCGTCGGTGCTCGCATTCGCCAATGTCGACAGCGTGACCGAGTCGCCTGCGTACAGCGGCGCGCACAGCGGGACCGTTGCTGATGCCGGCACGTTGAAACTGTCCGGAACCGGGTTGTTCGATGATATCGACGATTTCGATACGCTGGGCGACCTGGACGGTTTTGGTGGAATTGCAACGGAAGGAACATATTCCTTTGCCGGCGGGTTTGATCTTGGCGTTGTGACGCGGGTCAGATTGACCAGTAATGTCGACGCCAAGAGCGTGTTTACGCTCGATCGCGTAGACTTGCGCACGGCAAATATAGACTCGTGGGAAGACTTTGACGGTACTGAACAGTCGGCGGCGGATTGTCGTGTACAAGTGCGACATACCGACGACGAACCGGCTGGATCACCGATTGCATGGTCCGTATGGAACGAGTTGGATTCCGCGGAGTTTGAGGCGCGTGGCTATCAATTTAGGGCGCAATTGACGACCGACGATCCTGCGTTTAATATACGCGTCGATACGCTCGCTGTGGTCGCGGAGGAAATATAGGATATGAGAGTCGCCATACTCGATCCGGACAAGCGGCTTATAGGCGTCCGCACCGTCGACAAGGCAGGCAAGGCCGACATCGACGCGGGCGATCTTCCCGCGGACGGGCGGTACCGGTGGGACGGCAAGACGTTTATTCCGCAAGGATATGGCCACGGCAAGCCGGGGCGACCGGCCGTCGACCGCGACCGGGCGTTCTACCTGGCAATGACGGCGCTGCTCGACGGTCGACCGATCCCGCAGGAGGTGCGCGCCTGGTGTACCTGGTATGAGAGGCACGGCTGATGGCGCAGCATGATTACAATATTGCCAACAGCGACGGCGCGACGGTCCGTGCGGACCTCAACGCGGTGCTCGAGGCGATCGCCTCGCTCAACAGCGGCGCCACGGCGCCGAGCACGACCTTCGCACATATGCGATGGGCGGACACGTCGACCGGGCTGCTCAAGCAACGCAACGCGGCGAACAACGCATGGATCGTCAAGGGCACGCTCACCGACGTGATTACCGCGCTCGCTTCGCAGGCGGAAGCGGAGGCCGGCACCGCGACCGACCGGCTCATGACACCGGAGCGCGTGGCGCAGGCGATCGCGGCGCTCACTACATCGGTTTCACAAGCCACCCAATCCGCCATCGAGGCCGAGACCGACGAGGATACCTACGTCCCGCCCGATCTCGTCAGGCACAACCCCGGCGTGGCGAAGGTGTGGGCGTCCGTTGACCGCTCGGCCGGCACGCCGACGCTGAGAAGTCCATCATACAACGTCACGTCCGTTGGAGACGTTTCGGCCGGAGTGACATCCATAGTTATCGGCGACGACTTCTCGACCGCCGTATACGTGCCTGTTGCGCAGGCCATAGAAGGCACCCCTCGTTTTACGGGAGTCACCATCATCGTGGTCGGAAGTTTTAGAGTGACGACGATCAACGAAGGCGCAGCGGCGCAGGACACGCAGGATTTCGTAGTCGCGGCCTTCGGAGACCAGGCATGAGGACTTTCATTGTGACGATAGACGGCGTTGCGCGCGTACATCGGACCTACGCGTTGGGCAAGGGCGGCAGGGTCATTACGCCAGACATCGAAGGCAAGATCGAGGATGTCGTTCCGGCCCCGGACATGGCGGATGAGGTCGCGAAATGGCACCCGGACAATCAGGCACAGGTCACGTCCATCCGCGAAATCTCGGAAGCCGATATTCCGGTGGACCGCGACTACTACCTCCGCGACGCATGGGAGGACGACGGTGAGAAGATCGTCGTCAACATGACCAAGGCCCGTGCGAGCTTCAACAAGGCCGTTCGGACTGCGAAACTCGCCAAGGCGCGCGAGCTTCAGCTTCGCGAGGACATCGGCGAGGACGTGACGGCGGAGCGGGCGGCGCTGACT